CAAAGGTTTAATCCACAAGCGACAAGCTACAAGCCGAAAGCCTCAAGCTCCAAGCTCACTAAAAAACAAGCCACAAGCTTCAAGCGACAAGCATAAAGGTTCAAGCTTCAAGCCGAAAGTCCCAAGCGCCTTGATCCCTGAACCAGGGTACAAGCGATAGTCAACATGTTTCGCGGACCTTTGATCAAGGGCCTCTACCAAGATAAAACTATTCTGTGGATGGTCGTAATGGAAGGCAATTTGATGGGGTGAGAAACGTACCTTGTTACTCTTCGTGACTTTTAACTCTACTGTGAAAAAGTGGCCAGAATTATTGTAGCCCAATAGATCGGGAGTACCAAGTAAGCTAATGTTTTCAAGTCTATTCCAGATAATCTGGGGAGTTTTAGACTTAAGTTTTTTATATAATTTACGCTCTGGTCCCATAGTTTTTTAGGGGTAACACTGTCATTCATTTAATAGTCCTTTGCTAGTTTATCAGGCAAGATAATACTAGAAGGCTTTTGTGTTTTTAAAACTAATCGATGAGCGCTATGTCCTTTGAATCCAGGAATTGGTTGTGAGTTCTCGTGTACTTCCATTCGTCTAACGTCGTACAATGTACCATTGACTTCGACGAACAATACTGCATTCTTAATTGCATCCGAGCCTGTCGTGAACTGCGCAAGAAATTCTTGTAAATCTTTGACTCTCATTGAGACTTCCGATTTAACTTGTCTGTTAATTCCTGTATCACTTTTTTATAACCTTGCAACAAGTTTTTATCTTTTATAGATTCCGATTCTAATTTCTGTAATTGAATACGTAACTCACCATTCAATTGTTGATGCGTTTCATTGATATGTTCTAAATCTTTTATTCTTTCCATTAAATCTTTCATATTGACTTTATAACGATGTTACCCTAAATTGTCAACCATGGGTTTACCAAAGAGATTAACAGAAATGCAAATGCGATTCGCAGAGTTTTTAGTATTCGGCGATGAAACAGGACCATTGACACAATCAGAAGCTGCTGTCAAAGCAGGTTACTCACCTAAACGTTCAAGACAAGAAGGATCAGAGTTAACGAATCCTAGACTGTCACCACTTGTAGTTAAATACATTGGCGAGTTAAGAGAAGAACGAGTTAGAAAACATGAAGTGACTTATGAAGGCCACGTTGCAGAGCTAGCTAGATTGAGAGAAGCCGCTTTAAAAAAAGGAAGTTTTTCCTCAGCCGTAAATGCTGAAGCGAATAGGGGAAAAGCAGCAGGACTATACATAGACAGGAAAATAATAAAAACAGGTAAGTTAGAGGATATGTCAGAACAAGAATTAGAAGCAAAGATGAAACAAATTTTAAACGATTACGAGCCTCTGTTAAATGTGACTCCATCTATATCTTCTGAATCTTCTTTACCCACTGACGCGGAATCATCGTCCGATCCCCAAAAGTAATTCCATCATCATCTTTATCGTAAGACGCAAATAATTTTATAGACTTATCATCTTTAGAATACAACCAACCTTCGTTAACAGGTCTTGCTAACTTCATCTTATCAAACTCTTTCTCTGTAGCCCAGCCAGAGTCACTAACACAATCAATCCACTCCACTCTGACTTTTTGAAAAGGTATGTCAGGAGTTGTTTCGGTGATAACAGCTTTACGTCTTTTTCTAGGCATATATCCTTTTAGCACATTTACATAAGGGATCTAGAAAGTTTTAAATATTTCAAAACTTTTTGAACGTTTCGCGGAAGGGCATTTTGTCTATGTATATAGGTGGACAAAATAAAGTGTCCACCTAAACATGATTTGTACCATAAAGTGTCCACCCTAAAGTCAATAAAATCAACACTTCTAGACCAAAAGTACACAAGTACACTTTTTTTTAGCTCAAAAAATTTTTCTAAAAACTTTTTAAACTTTTTAGATCCCTTATAGTATATTCTTTGCCTCTTTTTCGCCATAATGCTGCTCAATTACTGCCATTTTATCTTCAGCTTCAGCCATTACTGATAGTAATTTGTCGACTTCTGCTGTTATGTCAGGATGCTCAGGTATTACTAGCTCATGGTCACTGTAAGCTTTGATCTTATACTTTGCGTCTTCTATCTCAGCAACGTATCTAGCTCGCATTACATGTTTTAGTCTATCGTTCATCAAAGTCCTCCTTTGTAATATTTACTTTTGCTTTCTCTTTCTCATCAAATTTTAGGTCATGATACATATCCAATCTTTTAAGAAACTTATGTTTATAGCCCCTTAATTCAGGTCCTTCTATTTTAAATTCTTGATAATATAGGTCCGGTGTGCACATCATAATTACACCTTGTTTGATTTGACTACCGTAAACGTAGTCATGTGCCATAGCGTAGGCGGCTATCTGCAAGTAATAATCTTCTACCCACTCTTTTTGTTTTGGTCTGTTCGATTGTTTAAAATCTACAATAGTTTCCATGCCATTATGCAGGCAAACGAGGTCAGTAGACCCAGCGTATAACCCAGGATAATGCAACGTGACTTCCGATCCGTAATACTCTTCAACAGGTGTAAGACCGATATCAATAACTTTCTCGGCCATGGTTTTCGCCTTCTGTCCGATCTCTGTAAGATCATTATACCCAACTCCTTGTACATAAGATTCCAGGAACTTGTGCATAGCGGTCCCCCTGGTACTAGATAAATTTTTGATTCGTTCTGCTTCTTGTTCTCCAACTTTGGCCTTCCAGTCTTGTAAAAATTTTTTATTTTTAGTAGCTCCCAATACAGTAGTTACACTTGGAAGTCTATAATTACTTATCTCATAAACACGTGTCCCTGTTTCTTGGTCCGTGATCTGTTTTCCTTGTATATAGTTGTATTTACTATTCTTTTTTAGTCCATGGTCCTTGGTCCCAATTGCATGATACTCGGCTATGTCTTTATCGTTCATCATTTTATATTCCTTATTACATAATAAATTATAATCATTCCTATCATTAAACAGATCATATTATAAAAAAACATACCTATACCAAATTCAAATGTCATCTTTTCTTTACCTCATAATACCACGATACATCTCTACCATTATCTAAGCACCATTGATAATGACTTTCTAAAACTTTTCTAGATAATCTTTCGTCAGGTTTCATAGTTTATTTTTTATCTCCTTTAAATATTCTTCGTTTTCTTTTTCAATATCATCTTCACTACCTCTATTAATTCTTACATTAAAGATTCTATTAAACTCTTCCTTATATTTTTTCGTAGGAATCCTACTCCTACCATCCCAAGGTCTATCTTTTTTTTCGGTAGCCATAACCTTTTTTCCTATCTCCATATAACAATGTCCATGACCACGACGTAAGTTTAGTCGAGTAATGGTATATTATTTCTAACATAATTCTAATCATTCCGGTAAATGTACTCTCATATATTCTTTTATATCTACTACGTTATTTTTAGTTTTTACTTTTTTAGTTCGTTTAGTTGGCATAGCATCGTAAATTTCTCTAGTGTCTAAATCGACGTACACTAATTTTACATCAAGCTCCTTTTGTTTTCTAGTAGGAGTCCTATTTACTTTCCAACCATTCTTAGTACGTAAACTCAAAGCTTTTACGTCTATCAATATCACGTCTCCTGTTCGATCTTCGTCTATTATAACTAAATCGACAGGACCATGCTGTGACATATTTCTATGTACCGAATACCCTAAATTAATAAAATACTCAGCAGCGATCAGTTCTGCACGATCGCCTTTGATATGTTTACTGTGAGCCATTAGTAAATACCCATTTTACTACTGACGTTGTTGGATCAAAGCCGTCAAACTTTAGATCTCTAGTGCAACCGGTGAGAATCACCATCATCAATAAGACCGTCATCACTCGTCTCATATATTTCCCCTTCCGAGTCACAGTCCCAACATTGGTGTACTGTGTCTTCTTCCATTATACTTGCTACTTTGACAAAACCATTACCCTTACATGTAGGGCAAATGTATTTCTTTAATCTATTTACTTTTAATTTTGCCATTTAACTTCTTCGCTTTCTCGTTTGCTATCGACTCTATTGTCTTTGATATGGATAATTTAGCATCGGGCAATAATACCTTTGATAACTTTTCCAAAATAGCATATGTTTCTTTTGTTAGTGAAACATTTTTGTATTTATTCATGTCTGTCATGCGTGTTCCTTTCATATTAATATACCTTATATAGGTGATTTTATAGGATTGTCAATGAAAATATTATTAAGTTTAGTTATTTGTTCTCAAGTTGCGGGTACTTGTCTGCAACCATACGAATGGCCGACAAGATTCGATACGCAATACGATTGTTTAATGTTTGGTTATGAACAGTCGACTATAAAAATGAGAGAGATTGGTCCAGTAGAAGTTAACAAATATAATATGTTTATAAAATTTTATTGTACTCCAGAAAATACGATTTGACATTATGGCAGGATTATGGTAGAGGCTTAGATCTTCTCACCATTACCTACCCTTACTAATTTCCCTCTTTAGGGTAGGTTTGTCTATTCATATCAAACCCCGCAGATTCCGTGCAC